AAATAGTACAAATGCAAAGCGCAGGTAAGCCTTGGAAAAACCAAGACGGGGTAGAGTGTTTTAATTTTGAAGTGCTGCTCGACGATCAAAGGTCAGGCATCATTATAGCACAGTCTGAAAAACGATGGCAAGTAACGGATGAATGCGAGGTTACCAAAGAGTGGACAGACAAGAACGGAAACAAGCGTATGTCAATAAGCAAGCCAAAGGGTGAGTGGAAAGGCAAAGGAGGTAAAAGCAATGTAGATGATGCGTTGGTTCAAAAGAACATCGGCAACTCATGGGCTATCACATCAGCACTTACTTATTTACAGCTAGTTACTACGTCAGCAGGACAGCTAACGCCTGATGAAATTGCTAGAGCAGCACGTATGTTTCTTGATATGCGCGATGGATTAGAGGAGTTTAAGCACGAATTAAACAATGATGATTTGCCTTTCTAATGGGAAAACTAAAGCAAACACTTGAAGACGGCTATACATTGGAGTATGAATACATACATGAACCAATGCCTGAAGATCTAAAATGGGCAATTGGTCATGCTTCAACTTTTTCAAATAGCCCTGAAGAGACAAAGCAGAACGCTTTGTTGTTGTTAAAAACCTTAGACGAACTACGAAATGACTTTGGAAACTTTCATTAAGATTAAGTTTGGCACACAGAACAAACTTGGTCAAGCCTTAGAAGTAGGGCAAAACACTGTAAATCGTTGGTACAATCAAGACCCAAAAAAATTTTTTATGCACGTACAGCAGCTTTCTAAATGGGGTGATGTGCCAGTAGAAGAAGTGGTAAACATGATCGAAGAAAGATGTACGGATGTTCGACATTTACAAGCTGTCCGTAAATGATCTGCGTAAACTAAGAGTGCAGCTGTACTACTTGCATGATCGGGTAGACGGTTACAAGAAAAGCATACTAGTAGAAGAGTTGAATAAAATAAATAAGCACCTGAAGGAGTTAACAGGTAAAAACCAATATCTATACCTATGAGCAACAGAGAATTTAAAGGCGTATGGATTCCACGCGATTTGTATTTAAACGAAGAATTCAATTGGACAGAAAAACTTCTGATTTTAGAGATTGATTCTTTTTCTAAAAACGGGATGCCATGCTTTATAAGCAATGAGCATTTGTGCAAGCACTTAAAAGTTTCTGCAAGCACAGTTGAAAAGGCTCTAAAGAAAACTGAAGACTTGGGTTACATTAGCAGAAGCCATGAAGTAATTAAGGGACATAACCGTAGAATTTTACGGATGAAGTCCGTAATAAACAACGGGTCTATACCATCAAAAACTACGGTTGACACCCGTAAAAAAGTACGACATACTAATACAAGTACTAGTACAAGTAACAATACAATGAATATAGGGAAGCCTACAAAGATTCCTAATACTCAAGAATGTTATTTGTACTTTGCAGAATTAGGAGTTGAGAATCATTACGACGAAGCAGATGCATTTAAAGATTGGTATGATCAAACAGGGTGGAAATTAAAGGGTGGCAACAAAATTAAAGACTGGAAAGCAACAGCGCGAAATTGGGTACGCAGACAAAAAAAATATCAGGATGGAAAAGTTAACAAGGGTTTTAAGCAATCAAACTTTAACGCTGACAACATTAAGTCATTCGTTGCTGAAGGATAGCAGCATTTCCTTGTCACCTGCCCAAGCATGGGAAGAAGGAACTAACATACAGAAAGCAATTAAGATTGCGCCTGAATTGGTGCGAGGTTGGATTGTGTCAGAAGTAGGACGAATGATCAAAGAGTTGAATTACAAGGTTACGATACAAAGCGATGAAGAACTGATGTTCTGCTGTAGGTCAATCATAGATGAACACCCTACCTTGAAGCTAGAAGAAATTCGTGTATGCTTTGATATGATACGCAAAGGCAAATATGGTAAGATGTACGAACGCTTTAAAACGCCTGAGATACTTGACTGTTTAGCAACGTACCAAGGAGAAACTAGGGCTGAAATTTTAGAGCGTAAAGTGTCTGAAGAACAAAAGCAAAAAACACAACGTGCTGATGAATTGCTCGATCCGTTAGGCTTAGTAGAATTGTACGACAAGCTAAAACTAAAAGACCATGTGCCAACGAAAGAAGGCATAGGTACTAGGTTGGGAAAGAAAAACGGATGGGACAATGAATGAAGAACTACTAAGTATTTGTTGTGGTACGTTACAAGTCGGAGACTATGATATTTGCGCATCGTGTGGTGAACATACAGATTTTGAATATGGTAGTGACGAAGACTAAAGCAAAAGCTAAACTTGACAAGGCGTTAAGCGACTACGTTAGGAAATCAAACGCAGATGATTTTGGTATAGCAAATTGTTTTACGTGTACAGCTAGAAAAAATTGGAAGCAATTAGATTGCGGACATTTTATAACACGATCTAAGATGAGTACAAGGTGGTTGTATAAGCCTGAAGAAGGGTTAGTTAATATGATGCCCCAGTGTAAACGTTGCAATATGACAGGAGGACAGCAGTACTTGTTTGCGAAGAGGTTAGACAAGATACACGGTGAAGGCACAGCAGATAAGATTCTACGCATGAGCAATGACATTACTAAATTTTCATTAGCAGAACTGCAAGAAATGACTGCTCACTACAATGACCTGTTTCGAAAACTTCCTAAATAAAGAATACGATACGCTGCTTAGGTATGCAGTATATCTTGTAGGTGAAACTTGGTCAAAGGATTTGCTTCATGATATGTCTATTACCTTGCTTGCTAGATCAGAGGCTCTTGAACCTTTGTGTCAACGGAAAGAAATGCTACCTTACATGAAACGAGCAATGAGAATTGCAAGCTATCATAAAGAAGGAAACTTTTTTAAACAGTACAGAGAGTACGAGAGAAGAAAAAAAAACGTGGACATTGAGCAGGTATTACTTAATGACCATGAAATTATTGAATTAGAAAAACAACAACTAGGCACAGCCTACAAGATGCTTGAAGAAATTAACTGGTTCGACAGGGAGATATTCAAAGCATATTATTTACATAGTCACACTTTAAACACATTCAGCGATGCCACAGGAATTAACAGACAAACAATCTACAGAAGCATTAGGAAAGCCCAAGCGCACCTCAAAGCCCAAGCGGAAGAAATCCAAAGGGTTAGGAGATGACATTGAAAAGTTTACAGAAGCCACAGGAATTAAGAAGGTGGTTGAAAAAGTGTCTGAGATAACAGGCAAAGATTGTGGATGTGCTAAGAGAAAGCAGTATCTTAATAATAGATTCCCTCGTTATGACGGCATGAGTGAAGCCGATCAGAAATTGTGGGTCGATGTGTTGAAGCCTAAGTTTTACGAAGGGGCAAATATTGGTCTAGGTTTTCAAGAAACTTTAATTGATGTATACCAAAGAACGTTCGGTGTACGCTTGAAGAAAACACGGTGCGGCAGTTGTATGCTAGGTAAGTTGGAGCAACTAGAAAAGGCATACGCGATAAGCTGTGACAAATGAAAATCCTATGCCCTGCAATCCTTGATGGGTATCAACGCAGAAAGGATAGAAGCGTAAGTTTACGTTTGCTTACACAAGAGCAGACTAGCCAAGACCTAATGAACATTGACAGTTTGTTAGATAAATTCGGTATACTGTACTTCAGGGCTGATGATGCGCCTGAAGACAGCGTAACGTTTAAAGAGTTAGACAGCATAGAGTTAGACCTGTACGATAAGAAGAAGACACAGAGCCAAAGGTTACGTGCTGTACTCTACAAGTTGTACAAGCAAGAAGGGGGAGAGGGAGAGTTTAAAGACTACTACAAGGTAAAGACAGAGAAGATTATTGAACATTTTAAAAGCAGACTAGAAGATGAGTAAAGCAAGCTATCAAGCCCACGAAGACATTAAGCCAAAGAAACTATCTATGGAACAACAGATACATTCTTACTTGGAAACCAAGGGGGCAACTACTTTAGAAATGCTTGGCTTCCAGTTAGGCATAAAAGCGCAAACGGCATCAGCAAGACTAAGTGAGATGCACGACAAAGGCAAAGTTACCTTTGATCCATACGGAGCATACAGACTGACTTATGATGATGCAGAAAGGTTGGAGGTAATTAAACAACGATGTGCTGAGAGATACGGGAAATGGTCAAGGCAAGGTGAAAAAAACGGATGGATCGGTACATCCAAATTAAAGGAAGACATAAATAAACTACGTGCAATAGGAGATAGCGGAAGTTTATTTAACGATTATGCTGAAGGCAAACGCGATGCTTACAATTTGGTTTTGCGCTTGATAGATCAGCAATAGTTTTATGGATTCCCTGCTGTACATTATGCCATGTATGAAAACGCACTGCCAATGGTGTACGGTGGGGATGTTTCCATCCTGTAAATAACAGAAAAAAACAGACATGGCTAAGTACGATAAAGGACAATCGGGTAATCCTAATGGAAGACCAAAAGGTGCTAAGGGTAAAATTTCTAGTGAGGCACGAGAATTGTTCGTGCAGGTCATGGAAGGCGAGATGGATAACATCAGAAACTCACTAGGCATATTGCGTGAGAACAGCGACGAGAAATACCTAAAGGCTTTAAGCAGCTTAATGCCATACTTTATGCCAAAGCAAGTAGAAACAGACGTAACGATTTTAGAGGCTTCTAAGCCGCCTTCGTGGTTTGATGAGGTATTGGATAGGACAGACCAAGAAGAAGAGAACCTAACCACGTGAAACAGCCTAAAGCGTACTATGATGTCAAAGGCAGCAAGGCGCGTATAGTTTGCTTGCAAGGTGGCAGTAGAAGTGGCAAGACATATTCGGTCTTACACTGCCTGTGTGAATGGTGCTACACTTACCAAAACTCACAGTTTACTATAACGATTATACGCAGAAGTTTTCCTTCGCTTCGTGCTAGTGTGATGCGCGACTTCTTCAACATCATACAAGAAGCAGGATGGTATCAAGAGAAGCACCATAACAAGACAGAAAACACGTACAATCTGTTTGGCAACCTCGTTCAGTTTATAAGTGCCGATCAGCCCGACAAATTTAGGGGAGCTAAACATCACTTCGTTTTTCTCAATGAGTGTACAGAGTTACAAAAAGAGGTGTTTGTGCAAATTTCTATGCGTACTCTCTACAAAATCTTCATAGACTTTAACCCATCAGAAGAATACCATTGGCTGTACGACACGGTAATACCTAGGGATGACTGCGACTTCTTTAAATCTACGTACCTAGATAACCCGTTTCTAAACAAGGAGGTAATAGAGGAGATTGAAAGACTCAAAGACACAGACGAGAATTACTGGAGAATCTATGGACTAGGAGAAAGAGGCATAAGCAAGGAAACTATATTTCAAACTCACGTATACGACGAACTACCCGAAAATGCTAAGCACATAGCATACGGGTTAGACTTTGGATTTGCTGCTGATCCTGCTGCCTTGGTAAGAGTCAGTCAAAGAGGGGATGAACTGTACATGGAAGAGTTGATATATAGTGGAGGTTTAACCAACCAAGACTTAGGGGAGAAGTTCAAGACATGGGATATAGGAAGGCATGATGAAATTATAGCTGACAGCGCAGAACCTAAAAGCATTACTGAGTTATCGCGCATGAACTTTAACGTCAAGCCTGCACGTAAGGGAGCAGACAGCATACGCAATGGCATTGACATAATGAGAAGGCATAAGTTGTTTATCAAATCAGACAGCTTGAACTTGCAGAAGGAGTTTAGAAACTACAAGTGGAATACAGATCGCGATGGTCGTATACTTCCACACCCAAAGGACGCATGGAATCACGGCATCGACGCTGTGAGATATTGCTGCCTTAACAAACTAGCACACAGAAACCGTTCATACTACGTAAGATGAAAGTCAGCCTACCTGAAGGTTACCACGAAATAACCATAGAGCAATACCAAAACGTTTGGAAGGCGTATGAAAAATCTACTCACGCTCACGAGTCAGTACGACTAGCAATTGAATGTTTAGCAGGACTAGAGCAAGGAGCATTGCAAAACGCACAGTGGCATGAAATAGAAAAGGCAGGTGAATTGCTTGCGTGGTTCATATCTGATCCTGACGCTTCAACGTTAAAGCAGCCATTACAAAACAAGGTAAAGCTAAATGGTAGGTGGTACGGATTTATCCCTAACTGGACAACGCTAACCGTAGGAGAATTTGCCGACCTTGATACGTACTGCAACCAAGGGATGTTTGAAAACTTGCACATCATTATGTCTATTCTTTACAGACCAATTGCGCTTGAACGCCATGATGGTTACGAGATAGAATCATACGTTCCAAGCAAGGAAAGGAAGGCAGAAATGCTTAACTTGAAGATGGATGTAGCTATTGGAGCATTGGTTTTTTTTTGCAACATCGAAAAGGAATTAGCTATCACTATGCAACACTATTTGAACGGAAAGACGCAGATGAAAAAGCCAAAACGATTCACAGCAAGTGGGGATGGTACGCCACTATCTACGAACTAGCCAATCAGAATCCTTTAAGTATTCAGAGTGTAACAGAACTTTATATAGAAGATGTACTGACTTTCCTTTCATACGAGAAAGACGTTCGAGTATCTCAAAACATCAAGATGGATGCAGACAATACAAGACATTAACAACGCTTTACAGGAAATTGTAAATACCCATAAAACATTGAAAAGTTTTCACACGTCCACGATTGATACGTTGGACATGGAGAAGCTAAACGTAACTGACTACCCGTTGCTGTATGGTCAATGCACAGGCGCAACGATGGAAGGTGGGGCTACTGTTTTTGCATATGAAATTATAGTGGGTGATCTTGTAATAGAGAAACAGCAGGAAATCATTACACAGATATACACGGAAACTTATTTATTGCTGCAAGACGTAGCAAGTCAGTTTGTGTTTAACGTCAACCAAGGCAGCGAAATATCGAATGCTTGGAGTTTTGAATTGCCGTTGAACTGCACACCGTTTACAGCTAGGTTTGACAACCTGCTTACAGGGTGGAGTACACAGTTTGAGATTAAGCTACCCACACCATTGAACCTCTGCATTGCTCCTTATGACTAAGTTAGAAGTAGAAATTAACGTAGGGCAAAACAGGTACTTGCTAAAGATGCCTAAGTTTTTGAAAGCGATCAAAGACTTGGGAGGCTATGTTGTGTCGGAGGCACAAAGCATTCTAGTAGAAAAGGACAAAGTGGTTACGGGTGCTTTGTCTGAGTCACTAGGGTTTGAACTGTCGGAAACTGCTACAGGCTTAACCATGTCATTTGGTGCTGATGTCCCTTATTGGGATTTTGTAGAGCAAGGAGTAAAAGGTGCAGCGTCTTCTGTAAAAGCACCCGACAGCGAATATCAATTTGGAAGTGGGACAGGTCAGAAGGGAGCGTTAAAGCCTGCGATTAGAAAATGGATAACAGATCGAGGCATAAGCAATCAGTCGTGGAGAGATAAGAAAGGGAGGTTTTTAAGTTACGATGCTATGTCGCAAAGGATAGCAAGAAGCGTTTACTTGACAGGCATTAAGCCTACAGGTTATTATGCACTAGCATTTGACCATGCAGAAAAACAAGCACAGCGAAAACTAGGCACAGCGTTAACCAAAGACTTGCAGATATTCTACAACAGCAACTTTGGCAAAGAGTATACAGTCACAATTAATTTAGGGTAATGGCATATCACGTAAGACAAACAAGCATAGGTTTACGCGGTTCGTATGACGAACTAATCTATGTAGTTGAAGATGACTCAAACACAGGACTGCCTAAATACAGATATGCGTGTAGAGTAATTGTTGACTTAACTACCCAAGCTACTTTATCACAACTACCAAACAACGCAAGCTGTGCGGTTTTTAATCCACGAATCGTCGCTGCTCAAAGTGTAAAGCCCGATGAAGACAAATGGTTTTTAGGTCAATCAGCAAGCAATTTACTGAGTACAAACACAAATGCCTTCAAGACTGTAACAATGCGCTTTGGCTATTACTCAGCAGCAGCCGCAAATTTACAGCCTACGCTAACGCTTGAACAAGATTCAGATCAAACAGTACAGTTGGTATCAGGCAATTTTACCCTGCCTACGTCAACGGTCATTGAAACGACAGACAGCGATTCATACATACCTGATGATTCAAACGCCTTGTTTCTTTCTGACACACCTTTAGTGGGAGGGGTGTACAAAAATTACGTGGTGTATGACACAGGCAAAACGACTTGGGCAACACTAGCTTTTATCAACACTACAGATTCTGACGCGAATTACATAAGCATTCGATATTATAATGGGTCAACGGTTTTAAGTCAAAACACACTAACTAACGAAAGTGCAAATGGCGGTGTAACACCTAGCACTGTAACAGCAGACACTGAAAGGCTTCTTTATCTTGGAGTTGGAACAGCAAACTTTAATGGTCAATCAGGCACGTATTCACCTGCACATTCAAGTAATGCAGGGTGGACACACTATGACATTATTTTATCAGACAACCAAGGCGATCCTTGGACATTTGCAGTTTCTGCCACATATAGGTTTGAGCGTTTAGACTGCAACAAGTTTCAGCAGGCAGGAGATTTTTACACGCTGCACTGGTGGAACAGCAAAGGTGGATTGGATAGCTTAGTGTTCAATGGCAAGTCAGAGTTAAGCCAAAACATTAGGCGCACAGAATACAGGGAGATTGGAGGTAACAGCTATGATGCAAATGGTCAAGGGGCAACGGCTTATAGCAAATACAGCTACGAAGGAGGTAAGACACAATCAAACGCCATAACGACAACTACGTTTACATTAAATACAGCGTTTGGTGATCCTGCTACATTAAGTCCTTTGATGATGTCGCTTATGAATAGCGAACGAGTATATATGACAGGCAGCGATAACTACGGCACAAACTCTACAGGGGCAGACAAGAACAAGACTGTACGAGTCATAGTAGCTGACGGTTCGTTTCAACGCAAAACATCTGTCAATGATGGTTTGACTTCTTATGAGTTACAGGTAGATATTTCACGCTTACGCCCAACTAGGTAATGGTACAATTAATAGCTAGAGAGCAAAGCGATAGTGCTGAACAAATTCAATTAGATACACCTAAAATATCTATTGAGTTAAATTTTCAGTTTCAGGATTTAGCAAAGCCGTTTGCAAGTCGAGTCCCATACAGTTTCAATTTTAAATTACCTGCTACTAGAACGAACCTAAAGTTTATGTCGTTCTATTACGACTACAACGTTACAAAAGGAACGTTCAAAGCAACAAAACGTACTAGTGTTGACCTGTACGATAATGGCGTTTTGGTCATGTCAGGTATAATGCAACTGTTGAGCGCAACAGAAGAAGAGTATACCGTAGTAGTATTTGAAGAGTTGGCAAGACTGTTTGAAGAAATAAAAGATTTGTCTTGGGAGCAGTTGTTTATTACTGAGGCAGGTACAGTTGATACTGATTTAGATCATTTTCTTACGTGGGACAACATCATTAGTAGTTGGTCATTAACAGACATAACTACGGGAAACGTAGGCAATGGAGTTATTGTATATCCCTTAGCAGATTACGGGGTAAGCAGCGCAACTAACGCTGAGTCAGCAGGCACAACTAGCGCTGGCTTTATGTATGATTCCGATGGTTATAGCTTAGGAACAGGTGGATTAGACCCTGTTAACTTTAAGCCTGCCATACGTATACAGTACCTAATTAAATACATTTTTGAATACGCAGGTTTTGTATACAACAGCACGTTTTTTGATAGCGCAGACTTTCAAAAGATTTATATGTTTCTTGCTACAGAAACAGAACGGGTACAATCAAGGGCAACATACGGATTTAAAACAGGCTTGACTTCTGCGTTGAATATACCTACATCGCTAACGGGAATTTATCAAACCTTAAATTTTAACTTAGAAATAGGCAACCCGTTTTATGATCCTGACGGACTGTCAACTAATGGACAATTTACAGCCCCATTTGATGGGTACTATTTACTACAAACAATGTTGCTAGTTGAAGTGCCTAACTATACTTCATCAGCATCGTTTAACGTCAATGTTCGATTTGCTCAAAATGGAAACAGCTATAGTGGTACAAACTTTGTAAACACCTGTGACCCAACGGTAGTTAACGTAATTCAAAGTCAATCCTATTTACAGCTTGCACAAGGTGATGTAGTTGAAGTAGAATGCAGCACCAGTAATATTGATGACGCAACCCAAATTACAACAAACGATGGCAATCTAGTTTCGTATTTTACTTTAGAAAGTTCTAGTGTTTCTACAGCTATAGTTGATGTGTCATCAAATTTTCCTGATGTTAC